AGAGCTCGAACACTATATGCCTAACGGCAATGGTTTTTGTTCTGTCTTACAAACCATTTTATTCTATTCCGTCATTAAGGCGGCAATAGAAAGCACTGGTGACACCTTTGTTCCAGGCTCTGTGCGTGTGTATGGAGATGATTTAATTTATCCCGTACAGTACACATTTATCGTTCGCAAACTTATGCGTGCGATAGGATTTATTACTAACGAGGAAAAGTCTTTTTCCACAGGTTTCTTTCGTGAAAGCTGCGGTGGAGACTACCTTAATGGTCATAACATCCGTCCTATCTATGCTAAACATAGATATTCTTGCTCGTTTGAGAAAACTCAGCTTGCCAATCAGATAGTTATGAGGTATCGACATGTCGATTCATATCATATCCGTAGATTCTGGTCACTTCTTGTTCGTTCAATCCCGGTTACCGAAAGGTGCTGGGGGCCAACGGCCATGGGTAACCAGTGTCTTCACTGGTGGACGCTCAAAAATGATTGGCGTCCTCGGGGCTTCTACAGACCCGACATTCAGCTCAAAAGGCATGCACTTGCAAAGAAAAGAGGCATTGAAACCATCTTTCTCTCACGCAAGATTGCTACCTGGCGAGTTGAACCCAAAACGCTCACTTCCTTCGACCAGCTCACCGATGGTGGTATTTCGGGCATACATGCCGAAAGACTTATCATTTCTGGTGATATGGCCGGATGGGGTGGCCACCGTGTTTACTACAGAAACTGTAAACACAGTGATTCTCCTAAAAGGAATCATAGTGCCTATAGAGGCACAATTCCTGTCGACAGGTATTCAAAAGAAACCGCGATATTCGCGCTTCTTTTAATTGCCTGCGGTGAATTAAAGTTTTCACCTGACGGAAAATCCGTTCTGCGACGCAAGATCGGGTACAACTTGATGCCTGCATCAGGTTCATCTTTTACCTATCAAATTGTAGGTAGAGAGGCGTTTGAGTTTTCAAACAGCATTGATGAGTTAAACCCATTAAGTGTGTTTGATTTCCTGTTAGCAAAAAGTGTTAAAACCAAGAGATATTTGCATATTGCAGTGCCTCGCAATCTTTCCACTTTGGATGCTCAACGCAAGCGTAGACATACTGTCTCGCTTCTGTCTGTTCTCTATAAGAGGTTACGAGTTCTTAACGATCTCGTAGTCCCAACAGAAATGTTGGACATTGACTTCTAAG